TACTAATATATCAGTTGAAAACCGGTACATTTTAATCATTATCTCCGGTAGTATTCTGATGATTATCTTGAGGACCTTCTTGAAGGTCCGCACCACTATTAATGTCTTTACGTCTAAGTAAAAACTCTTTAGTACATAACCACTGTTCCATCATTTTAATATGTTCTACTTTAGCAGCTCCAGGAGCTTTATATTGTGTGAAACGATTCACATGCATTGCTTTGGTCGCTCGAAACTGAACATGACATTCATAGTGGATCGTGTAAATCATGTTGTCTGCAGGTTTTCTTAATAACCATTTAATATTGCCATTTGGATCAATTTTAAAATCTTGATCTTGGAAATATTCAGAACCGTCTTTAGCAATTAACATGTTTACTCGACAAGCTTTATATTTAAGAACGTCAATGTCAGAACCTTCCGCTCTCATTACTCGCTGAAAATAGATGTCAGTAAAATCTACTAATTCTATTCTAGTAAAATATTGGAGCTCTACTCCAATGGGGAACGTGATCAATACTGAGTTTCCGTCGTGCTGACCAGATGAATCCAACATTCTTTCAAGCTCTTGATTCTGCATAAAACCTTTAGTGCATAAAGGATTTCTATCGATCCAGCCAGAACCATTACAAAGTTGGCAATCGATTTCGTGCTCTGCACCATCCGCTGATTTTACGTTTGGACAATATGAGGTACGATAAACTTTTAAATTAACACCTTTTTGTTCAATCATACGATCAAACTCGTCAACTCTTAAGTCTACTCTTTGCTTAGGATCTGTATCTTCAAATACTTTAGATTCTTTAAGATCCCATGACTTTTTCTTTTTAGTCTTTTTATTATGTCCGTATTGATCAGCCATTACTCACCCTTTTGTTCTTTACCTTCTACGGATAAAGTGCCATCAGCTCCTCTTTGGAACTTACGACCAAAATATAAACCAGCAGTTGCGATGAACATTTGAAGGCACGCACCAGAGTCCATGCCACCTAAAGCACCGGCTGCTTTTCCAATTACAGATACTAACCAGATATTGAAACTTAAAAACATCATTGTAGCAGATATGCTTGCTTTACCGTCTACGCGAATCATAGGAAGAGGAACGCCACGTTCGTTTGCGTCTCGAACTACTGATTTCCACCATTCTAAAATTTTATTCATATTGAAACCAGTATCCTTTCGTATGATTCATTTTGCCATCTAGAACAGATTTAATGGACCCTCTATGAAGCCCTAATTTTTTAGAAGCATCCCATATCGATAAATATGAAATTCCGTTTGAACATTTTATAGGTTTTCTAAATTTAGAAAGTTTACCATAATTATTACCTTTTGAACCAGAATGTGAGTTTTTTAATTTTTGTCTAGTTTCGTTTGTAACAATTCTTCCAGAGGACCCTGACCCACCTGAAGTCAGGTTATATCCATTGGGAACTAACGTATTATATTTATTAATAAAATACATTTCTAAATAATTTAACTCATCTTGAGATTTACAAGTAGCTAATATTTCTACTGTAAAATTATCTTTTCCATATTTTTTAATAGAATCTCGTATAGCATAACAGCCAGAGCTGGATCTGCAATGGCGATTAAATCTAGAATGGACATCTCCGCGAGTCTGACCTACGTAAGATTTACCATTTAAATTATTTAAAATTCTATAAATATACATATCCACCAAATAAAACGGCGAGGTGTTTCCTCGCCGTGAGAACCGTGATCTTTTTCCTCAAAGAGGGATTAGTTCTCACGGACGCAAGTCAATGCGATTAATTATTCACCTAAAATCTTTTTAGCTTCTTCTACAGTAATTCCCATAGCTGAAGCAATATCTGCCACATCGTCAAAAGACTTGATTAATTGACCAGAAGTCTTATGATTTTTAATGGCTTCAGACTTAGCGATATCATCCCAAGTAGTGTCTCCACCTTTTTCGATGATGTCGTTAATATCTTCTTTACCTTCAGACTTTTTAATTTCTGTAGGTTGTTGGTTTTCTAATTTAAGAGTTTCATTTATGAAAGTCTCTAAGTTAAAAGAGTGATTACGGCCTAAAGCATTTGATTTAAACAAACGATTTTCATCTTCCCAAGAACAAGATTTAGTCATATTCTTTTTATTAGCTTTAGCATTATCTTCAATGTTTGGAGCTGGAGATTTCTTAGCCATTTGCTTTCCACCTTCTAATTCAGGAGCATCACCAACTTGGTTTACTTCTGGATTAGACTTTTCAGGAAGAGCTTTACCTTTTTCAAGGTCTTCATCAGACTTTTTCATCATTTTCTTTTCGTCTTTTTCAGCTTGAACTAATTTCTTAGGATCTTTAGTTCCATGCTCTTTTTCTTCCATTTGCATGATCTTTTCTTTAGCATCTTCACGGGCTTCTTTCATTTTGCCCTTTTCAATATCTTCATCAGACTTTTTCATTTTAGCTTTATACTTGTCAAGAGCACCTTGAACTTTACCCTCGTCCATACCCTTGTCTTTAAGCTTTTTCATTACCATTTTATCGTCATTGCATTTAGCCATTGCTTTTTCAATAAGCTGATCTAATTGCTCTTCATTATCTTGGATTGATTTAATCACTTGGCCTTCCCATCCATCAGTTGGAGTTCCTTGATGATTCATAACTGCCGCAGCAGGTTTAACTAATTTTTCGTCAGCATCGTCTGAAGCAATATCTTCTTGGATGATCGTATCTGTAAATTTACCTTGAATCATTTTAGCTGATTGGGCCTCTTTATCAAACTCAACAGCTTTTTTAAGAGTCATTTCCTCAAGAGCAGCTTTTAAAACTAACTTTTCATCATCAGAAAGTGTAGCTAACTTATCTTTAAGACCGGCAGGTCCCAATGACTTAATAATCGCGAAAAGACGTTCATTTGGACTTTGGGTAGACTTTTCTACCTTTTCAGCCATTTCAGTGATTTGTTTTGTAATTTCGTCCATTGTTTCTCCAGTACTTAATAGATTAATTATATCTAAAGGTTTAGTTTGTTAGTTTATCTAGAAGTCTTAAAATTTCCAGCTTTCTATCAATAGTCGACTCTACTTTAGGAGGCTCCATAGGTGCTTCTAATTTAGCCGATAGCTCTTCTACTTGTTGTGGTTCGATCTTAGGATTCACATCTAAAGGACTGATCCATTCTTTGGCCCTACAGAATTGCACCAGTGTTGGTAAGGTCATACGTTCGAGTCTTACCTTGGCATTATCTTCAAGCTGGCCTTCTTCGACCTCTTGGATAGTTTTGAAAACACCAGAATACATTCCGTCTTCAACTTTAACTAAGTAAAGATCTCCCTTATCTAAAGGAATCACTCTTGGAACTTCGCCGTATTGGTATCCGTCCATTGCAGCAATCATACGGTCTAACCAAACAGACTCTAATGAGTTTTTGGCTTCAATAGCGTAATCAGCCGTATTGATTTCAGCACTGTCGTTATGGCCCATTGAGATCGTAGATTTCTTAACTTTAGATCTAACTTGATAATCGGTAACAGCTTGACGACGTTCGATTGTCGCAGCTTGAGAAATAAAACGTTTTGCCGTTTGCATATTCTCACGTTTGATCTTTTCATAGAATGGATCTACTTTTTGACCAGTTGCTTTAAGCTTATTGATGTTCTCTTGCATTTTAGTTGCACGGTCGTAGAAAACATTTCCAACTTCACGAAAGTCCTCAGGTTTGTATGCATGCGCAAGAGCTGCGTCAACGTTTGTAAACATCGGTTTACCTGAACGAGTTTCTTTACCTTCGATTACGGCTTGATTTTTAAGATCATTGTAATGTTTTTCAGCTTGAGAGATTTCATTCTTTTCAGCGATCTTCTCTTTTAATTTAGAAGTTAACGATTGAACCTTTTCAGATTCAATTTGCTGAAGTTGTTTTTCTTCTTTATGCTGAACCAAACGCCAGTCACCGTTACCCATCTTTTGATATTGCTTTCCACCAAAAGTACGAGTCTCGCCGATCTGAGCAGGCTTACCACCTTTTTCAAGGTTCTCAGTTAATGATTTAGTGATTCCGTAAAACTTCATGTAACCATTCCTTACCGATTCAAAACGTCTTTCATCTTCTTTAAGACCATTTGGAATCTGATCCATGCTGAAGAATTTCCACTTGCCTACTTCTTCATCTGGATCAAGTTTAGATGTGGGAACTACGCTTGTTCCACATACATATAAGAATACGTGGCATAGTTTCCCATTACGTGTTGGGATTGCTTTTAAAGGTTGTAAAAACGCTTCGTTGGCTGGGATCCCAGCTTCTTCAAACAATTCACGAACTGCGGTTCTTGCAGGATTCATTTCTCCAGGTTCAGCAGTTCCACCTGGAGTTGTCCAGATACCGTCTTCTTTACGTTTACCTAATAAAACTTGTCCATCAGAATTGATGACTACGACTGCGGCATAATAAGCTGGAGATGGTTTATTTTCCAAAGGTGTATCCTCCCGTAGATTTTAATCTACCCTTTAAGCATGCAGTTACATTTGATCTGTGTATTTTTAAAGACTTACAAAGTTCATTCAAATTTGTCCAAGTTCCGACTAAACGAGAACCTTTAAAAACATGAGTTTCAGTAGTTCCTAAAGTTTTAGCTATATGTTCTCTACGTTCAACTGTTAATGGTTTTCTACGTTTAAATTTATATTTTAAACCTAAAGTACCTTGACCACCTTCGGTTAGGTTATATCCATGTTTAAAACAATCAAACTCTTTTATCATTTGTTTTTCAAATTCTAAAGCTTCAGAATATTCTGTAAAATATCCAAGTATTTTTATATTAACGTTAGATTCTCCATATTTAGCAATTGCTCTATGAACTAGAGATCCGGGTCTACGTCCAGAATAAGACGCTCTATGTTGGGAGAGTCTTTGACCAAAATTATTAGTCACTCCTACATATTTTTTTAAGTTAGGAAAAGTCATACAGTATACTACTATCATAATATTGTTAAAGTTTGTCCTTTGTAATAGTCTCTTAGAATTCTAAGGATTGCAAAAGGATCATCCTTTGTTTTACCATAAAGTTTCTCAGAAATATCTTTAATTGTTGAACTAAATCCTGAGTTTTCAGCTGATTGAGTTGTTTGGATTGATTGAGAAAGTCCATCTAAAGAGATAGATGTTCCTGCAATACCCGCACCCAAGATCAAGTGACCAGCTGTAATTAACATAATGATTGATGCAATCATGGAGATTGCTTGATTCATTAGAACTGGAACTTGTCCAGAACAGAATCCATAGTTGTAATCTACTTCCCATGCGTGAGGTACTTTAGCGACTGAGAATAATTCAGGATAAAAACCACCATTACCTACTTGAAGATTTGCTGGAAATTTACCATTAGGAACTAATCGGACGATCCCATCCATCGCATCTACGCGGATCCAGTTGTTTGGAATTTTAATAGTCTGAGTTTCATCAATCTCACCATTGTCATCTCTGAAGTAGACTAGTTTAATAGAATTCACGCACTCAACTGGGAAATTGTTAAGTTGCATGTAACCCCATTCATAATATTGATTACGGTCATAGTCTTTAAATTCTTTGTAATTTCTAACAGGTGAGATAGAAATATCGAGATAATGCTCAAGTAGAGAGATGGCAGTGTCTAGAGCATTTTGATAAGAATCTTCTGGCATATCTTCACCAGTTTCTTTATCGCGAATTTTAACACCAAATAGCCACGTAGCTCTCATTTGAGAGACCGTAACTAAGGGCTCAGTCTTTTTACCATTTATATTGTTAAATTGCGGTATTCTATTTACCGCTTTTACTTTACTCATTAGCATTCCCCGTCGAATGTAATCTTAGCTAAAATATTATAAGCCATTCCAATTCTTAAATCCGTAGACGTAGATAGGTCTGGAGGAGTAGTCGCAGAACCGTTGAAATCTAATTCAAACTTAACGTTACCACCTACGATATCCATAGTTTCAGTTGAGGTTAATTCAACCTTCCACATTGAGCGATCGTCTGGGTTGAAAAGCATAGTGCCTGCTTTTTTAAGTTCGGTTCCATCTCTCTTTTGAAAGATGGCGTTTAATCTTGCTCCAGTATCAGGAATTAAACGTTGTTTAGTTTCTGAATCAGTGATTTGGACTTTAATAGACAGTGCTTGGCCGGCAATATATTCTTTAACTTCGACATAGTTAAAGTTATTCAAGGTAGCTTGTTCATTGATTAACTTAATTTTAAGCATTGTGTAAGTCTCCTCAGGCTATGATACTGTTAAATTATATCAAACCCAGCTAAACTTACAATCTTAGATCAAACCGGTAACTTTTAAGAGTTTCGCGATTGCGACGATGGCTCCGGCTATACCACCAATTCCTATTAGATATTGTTTAAATGTAGCTCTAAACTTGGGACCAATTTCTAGGGTAGAAACTCTACTTTCTAGTTCTTTACGAATCTTTATTTCGTTATCTAAACGTTCTGCTTGGGTATTTACGCCACGAATATGATCATCTAGAAGTCTATTTTGGACTTCGTCTTGTTCCTTGATTCTCTCAAGGTCCACTTTCATATTTTGCTGTTCCGACTCCATACGAGCCGTACGCTCCCCAACTTCAGTAATCTTTTCCAATAACAGCAACTGTAAATCTTTATCGTTTGACATGCAACTCTCGTAAAAGTAATGTTAGTATAGCTAACCTAATTATATCAAAGTAACTATATTTTATTGTTTCCCTTTTAAAAAATCAGAACACTTTTTAGCTGGTGTTGCCATTCCGGCTTTACTATAATTAGTTAGTCGATCTACTGCTTCAGAGCAATAGAATCTATTTGGAGACTGCCACTTGTTAGTTTCTGGAAACGGGGTTTTAAATAAATAAAATTTAATAAAACATATAACAAAGTATAATACTCCAGCGTAATCGTATCCCTTACCCCATATTGGATTTAAGGCTTTAAATATCTCATCTAAAGTTCTAGTTTTTTGGCACGGTATTTTGTAGCATATCTTATTACGTTGTATCCAAACTGAAAACGGGATTATTCTAACCCCATCACCTAATACTGATTCTATAATAATAGAATCTCCAAGTTCGTCGAGTTCTAAAAGAATAGATTCGTGAGATGGTATTTCTTCTAAATCTTTTACCAGCAATCCACTAAATTTAGATATTATTTTAGAACCTATTTTGTCATTTTTAGAATAAATATAAAATGTTTTCATAAATAAAAATTATCCGATAATAATTTCTTCCATGAATTTTTAATCTCAGTAGTTATTAAGGGGTTAGTGAGGGATCCAATTTTTGCGTATGCTATTTCAAAACTTAAACTACCAATATCACTTAATATTTGCTTTAACTGTTCATCTTGAGTTAAAGATATTAATTGAGATGTTGTCCAAACCCCAGATCTAACTCTTTCCATATTTCCAGCAGCCATCTCAGCTATCATTCCATCTTTGGCCATAGCTCTCTTTTTAAATCTAATGTAATCTGTCTCGCGTTGACGTTGCTTTTGCTGCTCTTCTGTCAGTTGAAAATTAGGATCATACGAGTTTATCAATTCTTGAATTTGTAATTGATTTGGAAGTGTAGTATCCCATTTATATCTTCCTTCTGAATCAGGACCCTTAAGCCACTGAACATCTGGACGTTGTGTTTGTACCCATTCTAAAATTCTGCCTATCATGATACTCTCCAAAATTCTACGTCAACTCTGTTGACCGTACATGTGTTTAAACCAGATTCAGAACCAAATCTTAATTCTATAGTATGAGTCCCTGCAGCACCAAATGTAACGTGACCTAATAAATTAGTATTCCAGTTTGTTGTAGCATCCGCCAATTCAACGTTCATCTGAGTTCCTACTAAAACACCATCCACATAAAGTGCGAATCTCGCGTCTGTGTTATTTACGGAATGCGTCCAGAAAAATTGCATATGTATTTTGTATCTTCCAGCAGGCACATTGGTGGTCGTGAACGACGAGGCAACTGCAGTTACTGGATTGGCAGTACTTGTCGTAGTAGACTGGACCGTATCATTAAAATCTTGATAATCTTGACCAAAAACTATAGGAACATTTACTGCTGAAGTAATTCTACCCTGAGCATCTACTGCAATTTGTGGAACGTTTAGACCGTCACCATATGTTGAGGCCGTAACTCCTGTATTTGTTAAACTTAAAGTTCTATCTGCAGTTAAATTTCCTCCACCCTGAAGACCCGTTCCAGTATTAATATTTCTATTAAATAATGCATTTAATTGTCCTTGAACTTTTCCAAAAGCCTGAAGTATGGTATCTGCAGCAGCTATAGCAGTATTCGATCCTACAGAATATCCGTTTAACACTGTGTTAAGTACGGTAGTAGCGAAGTCTGTAACTTGAGATGAAACTATAGAAATTAAATTAGCTACTTTAGAAGTAATTCTTCCTTTAGCATCTGTAGTTATAGTTAAAGAAGAATTGGAAGCTCCAACAGAACCTGCCGTTCCCACGTCCGGAAGTCCTATTGTTGGATTTCCAGAGACGCCATCACCGTTTGTTACAGAAACTTCACCGGAAGCTCCTACGATATTTCTAGTAGCCATAGTGTTCGCAGCAGTTCTAGAAATAAATCCAGTTCCTGTTAAATTCGCAACCGCTGTTAAATCTCCATCAATAGGTTGCTTCTCAGAATCTAATTCTTGAATAGCAGATTGCACATTCGTTGATGATATGTTTCCAACTGGAGTTACTGGTACTTCTGATGCTAGTTGATCAGCAGTAGCACCTGG